TTAGAAGAAGATGATATTAAATCTCAAACTATGGGAATGAGTGGCGAAGATATAGTATTAACACCTACTGCTAAAAAAGTAATTCCTTATTCTTTTGAATGTAAAAATACAGAAAGATTAAACCTTTGGAAATCATTACAGCAATGTGAGTCTAATTGCGAAGACAGAAACCCTGTACTGGTTATAAAAAGGAATAGATCTGAGGTGTATGCTATTATAAAATTCGATAAATTTTTAAACTTAATTAAGGAGAAACAATGAGTTATAATGCTAAAAATTATAAGAAATGTAGTTTTCCTAAGATGGGTAATAAACCATTACCTGAAAAAAAACAAAAAAAACTTCGCTTTAATGAGGACAAGAGTAAGATTATGGCTAAATGGAGAGATGGCTGGTTTAAAGGAAAATATGAACACCCTACCAAACTTCTCTAATCTTTAAAGAAATATCATAAACACCATTAGCAACCTGCTTTATATCAAGGCTGTTTTGGTCTAACTGACATATAGCAAATTGGTCAGGATTATTATTATTATTATCAGGCTGGAATATGAACCTCTGCCCATTACCTATTTTATTTAACACCTGAGCATGAAAAGAATCGTCTGTATCTAAGGTATGGTAAAAGTCAAAATCGTTAGACTTTGATATTACAATATCATCTATTGTTATATCTGTGTTAGCCGAACCTCTTTTAAATACAAAAGCATTATCATCAGCATTAAATGTATGTTCAAAACTATGGTTTCCAACAGAAGATTCTAAAATTGTGGTTGTATGGCTTTCAAAAGCTACTGAGCCTCCATTGTTCTCAAGGATTCTATAAGATATTTTAAATGTATCGCCTGATTTTATAGTATAGTTTTGAGTTATATAAGAATTATTGGCATAGGGGTCTGTTCCACTTACTATCCTAGCCCCATTACTTGCAGGACTTCCTGTGTTTCGTATAACAGGAGTAGTACCATCGCTTCCTGAACCTACTCCCCATCCTGTTAATCCATCTTCAAAATCTCCATTTGTTATTAAATCTGCACTCCAATTAGGAATATCTTTATCACCTTCTGCATAACTATTTAAATTTTCTGCATAAGTATTAGACATATAATTAGATGCAAACAAATCTTTATCAGAAAGATATTTAAAGTTCATAGACCATACTCGTCTACCCCTTCTTCTACCAACAGCAGTAGGCTCTCCAATAGTCCAAGGAGGAATTTCTGATCCATCAGCTTTTTTCCACATAGGAGCACCATTATATCTTATATTATTTAAATGAGCACCACCTTGTGTAGTTATAGAATCAAACCCATCATTTTCAATAGTCATAGTAACATCTAATTCAGGGGAATGTGGCATATCGTAGTATGTTCCATAAGATATTCCACCTATCCAATGACCTATTGTGTTATTTTCCATAATATTTTGGTCTGTAACACCAATTCCTATTCTAAAATTATTCCAAGTTTGTCCTGCAATAGGAGTTCCCAACATTAAAGAGCAACCATTATTTTCTATTACATGGTTTCCATCATTTGATAAATTTAAAACATCTTCCTCAGGGTGTGGTGTAATTTGATTGTATTCGTTATCTTGAAAATTTATGTACATTTTAAATAAAGCATCTCCCTCTCCATTATAATCCAACTTTGACTCACTATACAAACTATGATTTAAAATAAAAGCAAATAATTTTTGATTTTCTGTTTGTGGTATATTAGTAAAAGGTAAAACGAAATTAAACCATTTTTTATTTGTAGTTCCAGTTCCTTCATTTCTATCAAAAAAGAATTGCTCTGTTGGATTTAAATCAAAAACTTGTGGATATTTAAGTGGAGTAAAATCGTATCCATCTCCACCATAATTAGGATTTTCCTTATAATTATTATTTGCTAAATTGCCTAAATAATAATCTTGATACCATTTACCAACATTAAATCCTATAGATTTAAGATATTGATAGTGGTCTATATAAAATCTAGGAGTACCAACATTCTGATATGCCATTACCACACCTCCCTTATTGTCATCTCTATATCATATACATTTGGAGCAGTTCTTTTCATCTCAAAAGAATCTCCATCTAAAACACATATAGCAAAGTCTGATGGATTGTTAGCTGTGTTATCTGGTTGAAAGATAAACTTCTCTCCATGTGAAACCTTATTTAATACTTGAGCTGAGAATGAATCGTCATTGTCTATGGTGTAAGTAAAGTCAGATGGATTATGTTTTTGAACAGTTACCCAATCAACTTTAAAACTATCGCTATCGCCATCATTAGGGTAACCACCCATAGTTAATCTATGGCTATTAGCATTATCAAAAGCATTTTCGCTATAATTATCATTTTCAGTATTTTGTATAAACTCAGCAAATCTTTCTCCAATTCTAACATTTGGTACTTCGTAAACAACATAATCACTTGTCAATTCCATATCAAAAAAACTCCAATAACCAAAACCCATTTGAAATCTATTTGCATCTGAATTAACTCTTTTAGCTCTAAATCTTATGGTATATCTGACATTTTTATCTCCATCTTCTAAGGAAAATACATTTGCTTGATTAACAGACCAATTTTGAAAACTATTGCTGATGCTAGTATTATTATTTAAAGCAGATGATTTTGGTGTTGGCTTAACCAATGCTTCTCCTGAAGAAATAACAGAATCATTTAATGTAGTATAGTATGTTCCTGTTGTATTAGCTGAAACATCAGTATCAAAATCTGAATCTCCAACCAAATTTACACTAAAATTAGGAATGTCTTGGTCGCCTGGCTCATAAGGAAGTAAATCTTCTGCATAAGTGCTACTTCCATAGTTAGAAGCAAATAAATCTTTATCTGACATATAAGAAAACTTGAGTTTCCACACCCTCCTACCATTTCTTTTAGATATTCCTGTAGATTCTCCTACAGACCAAGGTTCAACTTTATTTCCATCTACATCATACCACCAGGGTGAGCCTTGATAGTTAGCCTGTGTTATAGTGTGTCCACTTAATGTTTTTATATTAGTAAAACCATCATACTCTATAGACATAGATAAATCAAGGTCAGGGTTTACAGGCATATCGTAGTATATTCCTGAAAGAAGTGCTCCTATTTTTATGTCTGTAGCTCCACCATTGTTATTATCATGAAATATTACTCTATAGATACTATCTTCTTTCACACAATTTATATTTGTAGTTTCAAATATCGAACATCCATCAAAACTTGCAATATCAGTTCCTCCACTTCCATTGGCATTAACATTTAGTATGCCAGATTCAATACCTCCATTACTTGTTTCTGCTATATAATCTGCTCTTTCAAAATAAGGGGCAAGACCTTTTGTTGCCATATTATGATTTAAAATTGCTACAAAAAAACCTATATTATCTGCTTGAAAATCAGTTCCATTCGGATAGCCTGTAGGAATATCCCAATATAAATAATCCTCAGTTCCATCCCATCCATCTGTATCATATCTTGTATGAAATAAATGTTTTTGAATTTCAGGTTGAAATGTAAATATATCAGGGTCATCGTATACATATTTTCTAGTTTTTTCAGTTGGGTCATATCCATAGTCTTCATACCATTTAATAAAATCAAACCCTATAGATTTTAAATATGTCATATTATCTATATAAAACCTTGGTGTTCCTACTTTTTGATAAGCCATTAGTATTTACCTTTTTCTTCTTTAACACTAGAGGTTGTTGTTTTTGGTGGTGTTTTTATAGGAGAGGCTACAGGACTTGGTTTTACTACCTGCTGTTTTACTGGTTCTGATATTTTTGATTTATTAACTAGTGCCCTAATAACAGTTTCTTTAAGATCTAATCTTTCTTCTTTTGACATTCCTGATATTTTCTTTTTAGTTTCTGTAACTGCACTAATAAAACTACCACTTCTAAAACCTCTTTTAAAAGGAGTTGGAAATTCTTCTTCATATTGTTCATGTATAATCATTGTATCATCTTCAACTTTAGTTCTTTGACCATCTACAATTTCTTGCAATTCATTATTATTTATAGTTGCTTTAAATCTATCACCTGAAAATGTCAATATTTCGCAATCTGTTATTTCAATTTTGCCTGCATAGTTAAATATAGTTTCAGGTATTTCTTTTTTAAACACATTAACTATAACTATTTTGTTTTTAAGCAAATTAACTTTAAATGTTATAGGTAATAAATTACCAAGATTGCAAATGCCTTTATATGTAACCTCAATAACTGAAGGAACTCCAGGTATATTTAAGTTTATCTCACTTTGCCCTACAGATATTAATGCACTAGCAGGGTTGATTACAGCCTTATCTTCGTTTGCTTTTTTATATATTTTTAGTATGTTTTTTAAATTCATTTTTAACCCAATATGTATCCTACTATTGCCACAACATCTACTACATTAACTACTCCATCATTATTTACATCAGATAATTCTGTATTAACCTCATCTCCTCCAAGTATATAGTTTACCATCGCTACAACATCTACTACATTAATTATTGCATCACTATTAATATCTCCTAACATATTATTAGTAAACATAGGAGTTCCATCTTCGTTAGTCATAACATTACCATCTGCATCATATTGATAAGTATACTCTCCAATAGCAACAGGGTCAAATACAACAGGATCAGGAATAGGTGGATAAAATACAAATTCAGTTCCATATTCATTAAAGCTTATTTGATAATCTGTACCAACTAATGCTAATAATACATTTAAATCATTGTAATCAATAACATTGCCAGAATATGGGAAAAGACCATCTGCTTGCCTTAATTGTTTTGTGGTAATATAGGGGTATTGCCCTAATATATATTTATTTAAAATATTAATATCTTCATAATTCCTAACATCGCCACCAAATCTGCTTAAATCTCCTATTGTGTTACTTGTTTCTGAGTAATTTAATTTGTGTAATTGCATTGCAGTTATTTTAATGTTTTTTGATGATTTAGTTATTGAAGTTATTATAAAATATGGATATATAGTTTGACCATTTCTATTTACATCATCTTTAGTATAATCTTCTCCATAACATTTTAAATTATTTATCAATTCTGAAAATCGAATTACATCCCCTGTTTCTAAATTAATGTTTTTAAGTGTTAATGTGCAATTAACTATGTTATGTTGATTTGCATTTTGCATTAACAAAAAGTTTCTTAAATCAATAGCTGTTTCTTGATTTCTTATATAATCACTTTCAAATTCTAATATTTTATCTTCTCTATTTAAGCCATAATAAGAATATTTATAACCACCTTCTAATCCTACGGAAGCATTAAATATTTGTTCAAATACAGTTCCTTGTTCAAACCCATCTCCGTTACCAAAAAAATCATAAGAATCACAATAACCTGTTTGCCTTGTATATTCATCTTCTGCATAATCTTTTTTATATTTAACATTAACAAGTGTATGTATATTTTCAATAGAAGTTCTTGTAAATGATATATCTAAAACATCTTTTTTAGTTATAATTGAATTAACATCATTATTAGAATAAGTTTTTTTAATAAAATCAAATCCAAATTTTCCATCTAATGTAAACTTAGGATAAAACGATGTATTTTTACTAATATCTTCTATAAGCTTTTTAGAATTAATTGTTTCTTTTACTGAAAAACCAAGCCTATAATTTTGATGATTTTCTCTACAATTTAACCAACTTTCTTCATTTATTATATCTAAATATCCTAATTCTTTTTCAACAAAATGATATATAATATCAGCAGGATTTTCTATTACTAATTTTATTTCACTATAAGGCTCATTTGTATACTTAAATCCTGTTTCTTCATTTGCTTCTTGAAAAATGTCAGCTCTGCCTATAGTATCAACATAAAAATCTGATTTAAATATATTTTCAAAAGTTATGAAATGTAATAGTCCAACATTAAATATTTTAGTTTTAGCTGATATATAATGTTCTAAGTTGGGAGCAACAGAAAATGCTCTTGATGTTAAAGTTATAGCATTATAATCATTAGGTGAGCCCCACTCAGAAAGTTCTTTATTAATATAAACATTTTCTGCATCTAACAAATCACTATTTTTTGCTATATTCCAATTAACAATTCCTCCATTAGTTAATGTGTTATTTTCTGACTCTTGAATGTCAATTATATTTACACCATTAACAGGAAGCTCTGCAGTAAAATCAATACCATCTTCTGTAACATCTGCAGCTCCTATTCCAAATAAAAACCTAGAATTATTATCTACATTTGTTGTAGTGTTTTGTGCATTACCTGGAAATTCTACAAGAACTTTTCCATAGGCAAATGTTTTTGTAAAAATCTCATCTTCAATATCTAAGCTAGGTAATGTTAATAAAGATGATGCCCTTTGCTCTGCTGTTCCATAAGTTCCAGGAACTAATGGAGATACTGTAAAATAGTTTTGATCATTTGGAATCATATATTCATATCCTAATTCCCAACCTGTCCATTTAGTGTCACATCCACTTCCTGTTTTTGCTCTAACTAATGTTTTAGCATTTAACAAAGTTCCTTTTTTTATTATTCCTTTTATAGAGTTGTTTGTATATTCATTAAGGCTTCCTGCATTACTATAAGAGTCAGATAAAGGATCTTCAATAACATCTTCAACTAACATAACCCAACCACCACCATAATTACCATTAGTTTCATGAAAAACACCTATATCGTCAGAGCTTATTGAATTACTTAATCCTGTTTCAACCTCTGCTCCAGGAAATCCACCATTTAAATGAATACTTATATCTGTAAGGCAAGAGTAAGTTTTATAACCATCATAAGGATATGTTCCTACTGAAACTCCGTTCCATTCTGAGTCAAATTTACAGCCAATATTTCTATCACGTGTAAAATTGCTTTTAAACACTAAAGTTTTTGGGTCAAAAACAGGAAACTCATCCATTTCAAAAAGATATTGATTTTCAGAACCATCATTAAATAAGTTATAAAAAACAAGAGGAGTGTTATCACTAGAAGAATAACGAGTTGTTGAATATTCATTCATCGAATCATTTTTTTGTCCTACTAAAATATGCAAATTATTCCCAGAATTTAAATTTTGAGAATTTTCAATTTTAAAATGGTAAACTAAACTAGGAAATACAGTCTTTGGGGAATTTTCATCTTTAAATGTGTCATCATATAAAGACCTGGTATTTGCCAAATCTCTATTTTGTGCCATGTATGTGTCATCATAAGAACTATTGCCAGCTCCTAAATAAGATTTATATCTATAATTATTATCAGACCAATTATAATCAAGTTCTTCATAACCCCCTCCAAAGCCAACTCCAGAAGTTTGCCAATAGCTTATCTGAGTCGATTCAGTTCCATCAAAACCAGAGGCATCTCTCCAAGAGCCTTTCATTGCAGGTGTAATCTCACATTGATAGGCTATCCTAGCATTACCTGCAGAAAATTCATTATAGGGCTCATCAACTTCTTCTACTATTAAGCTATCTTGTTGTAATTTCTCTGACAATCTTTTTTGTATCATATCAGCAGGAGGTAATCCTATAAATTTAACAGGAAGGCTATGTGCATTACAAGAAACCCAAGCATTTATTAAAGCATTAAAATTAGTACCGTCAGCTAAAGTAGCATTAGAAGGATAATGTATTCCTGAATATTCCCAATTAGAAATCGTATAATTGCAAAATTGTGATACCAAAAGATTATCATCAAAACTATCAGCTATCTGGCTATTTGGTATTTCTGTAAAACTATCAAACGAATTAGTTTCATTAAATTTAGAAGGAAAATCAGGACTAATTAGACAATTTTCAGACCCATAAACAGGACTATTAACATTTAATAGCGAATGATCATCTTTGTCGTATATATATCCATTTTCATCTGCAGTATTTAATCCTAAACTTTCAAATTCTGATGGTATTCTAACTTTTATTGCTTGAAATTCATTAAAAGCAGGTGGATTTTTAGGAGTTTGTCCTTCAAATTCTTTTTCAATTTTAATAAAATCTGTAGATTCATCAATTTTATATTGGTTGTAAATTGTGTAATCAGAATCTGGATCTACTGTTGAATTAAATTCTTCTAAAATTCTATAGTAATCGCCTTTATATATATGCAAAGGATTATTTGCATCCTCTATCATTTTACAATCATCAAGAGAAAAAGCATCACTATCCAAATCAAATCCTACCATTGATATATTTCTATTATTCCCTGTTACAACAGAAATATCATCAGTTATAACATATATATTAGTATCTCCCAAAAACCCTGATGATTCTTTATATAAAATAGCAGGAGCTTTATCTACATATCCATAAGTAATAGGAATAGGTTTGTTTTGGTAATCTTTGTTTAAAATGTTTTCTGAAAATCCTATATTAGCTATAGGAACATCTTTATGAAATCTTGACTGAGTCAAATCTTCTAGTGTAATTTTAACATTAGAATCGTCATGGTCTATTTTTCTCAAAGAACCTTTATAGACAGGCAGACAGTCAGATAAATATTGACATGATTGTGTTTTATAATATATCTCTACATCTTTATTAGTCTTTAAAACAAGTATATCTGATAATCTTTGACCATCAATTTCATAGTTGTTTAAATCAAGGGTAACATTGTTTATTTTAAAATTGTGATTTTCAATATCAGTAGATTCTTTTATATTTGATATTTTAAGATTATAATCTTTAAAAGATAAAAGCGAGCCACCTTCTTGAGTAAGCATAGACTCTTTTACAGTAGACATATAATATTGATTATCTATTATAACTAAAGGATATATAGTTACATGAGATTGTTCTGAGTCTTGTTTAAACTTAGGGTAAGACGATAAATCAATCATTATCCAACCCCAATGTCAGCACCTCTACGGATAGCTTCTTTTATTTGTGGTATTGCTTCATCTTCTATAAAGTCTTTGGAAAGTACATTACCTGCAAAAGTAACATTAACAGATCCACCACCTTGACCTGCATTAATTCTATTTAAAGCTTCTATTCCTATAGCATCTACACCTCTACGAGATACTACATATTCACCTCTTTCTGCTTCTATCATAGTACCACCCTGTGAATGTCTACGACCACCAACCATACCACCATATTGATATTTTTCTGCTTTTATTGTTGCTATAGATATAGCACCTTGTATTCCTGCTAGTATTGCAAGAGCTAATTTTCCTTCTGAGTGGTATTTAGTAATAGCCAATGCAGTATTAGATATAGCTTCAGCAACTTTAACTTTTTGCATTGCTTGTTTTTGTTTTTTGACTTTATTGTCATATTTTTGATTTATTTTGTCTATTTCTGCTTTTTTTCTTCTTTCACTTCTTATTGATTCTGCAGCACTTAAAGCTTCCTGTCTTGAGTTTTCTATATTTTGTAAATTTAATGCAAGCATGCTACTAGAAATGCCCATAACAGCATCTTGATATTCTCGATATTTTGCAATTTTTTGTTCAATGGCTTGCAACTCTAAATCTGTTTGTTCAATAGTTAAATTATTAATTCTTGTTAAAAATTCTTCTTCTGTTATCAATTGTTGATTATAAAGATTTGTTGCTGCTGACAATTTTTCTTTAATGATTAATTCTTTTGCTTCAATATCAGTTAATGCTTCAGTTTGGCTAGCATTTAATTTAATATTAGATATATTGTAAGAAAGAGTTGAATTAATTTTTTTAATTCTAGTATCTATGCTTTCAAGATTGCTATCAAAATTTTCAAGATTATCATTTAAATTACCTATTGAATTTTCTAATTCATCAGTATTTAATCCAAATAAATCAAATTGCCTATCTAAAAATTCAGCAACTGCAGTAACTGCTAACATAACACCTAGTAATGCTTTGTTTGTTTTTATAAAAAGTAATGATGCTTTTGCAGCTTTCAATGCAGTTCCACTAACAATTAAATAAGCAGATCCTACCCCCACTAATGCAACAGCATAATTTTTAATTTTTTCAGCATCAAAATGTTCTGACAAAGCCAATAAAGATTTTGCCATAATATTCAATACAGGTATTAAAAATTCACCAAACGCAACACTTAAATCATGAACAGAAGAATTCATTACTTGAATTTTAGCATTTGTACTTAAATGTTCTATTCCTAAATCATCTACAATTTTTTTAGAAACCCTTAACACCTCTTGATTAAATGCTTCTTTTTTCTGCATGTCTGTTAGAGAATCTTTTGTAGTTCCTAATTTCTGTGCATATCTTTCGTAAGCATCTGACGATTTCACAATTATACCAAGGTTATCAAGCATAAGCCTTGATTGTCTACCCATACCTGTAACAAGAGATTCTATTGAAGAAACAGTATCTTTTCCTAAAGCTTGACCAAGTCTTTGAGCTGTGTCAAATAACTCAGCCATTTCTTCTTTACTTTTAACTATTCCAAGCATCATAGCATTATTTGCTTGTTGCATTAAATCTGTACTATTTACAGTACCATCGGTAGCTTTTTTTAAAGCATTCATTACATCTGCGCTGCTACCCATTGATGCTGTTAAACTACTAAATCCTCTTGATAGATCTTCTACTTTTCCTGCTTTTTCTACAAAAGATACTATAGCTCTTTGAGCAAGACCAACTCCAAATGAATATAAAAGCAAATTAGAACGAAGTGTAGCAAAAGCCCCTGTCTGTAATCTTAAATTATTAGTTCCTTGTTTTAAAAATTTATTAACTTGTTTTTGGGTAAGCCCCATTTTTTTAAGTTCTTTTTCATATATAGAGGTACGACCTTGAAGTCTTTTTGTAGCAACATCAAGATTTTTAACAGCAGTTATTAATACCTGACTACCTTTTGGTTTAAATAATATTTCAATTTTTTCTTGTGCCATCTTTCCTTGCTTTCTCTATTTGATTACTTTCTAATCTTGCAAATGCTTTTTTTATTACAAATGCTTTATCTACCCATAAACAGGGCTGATCTCCAAAATCACCTTTATAGGGCGAAATACCGAACTTCTCGCAATAGATATACCTTTGTATGTCTTTTTGCATTTCCTTGCTAAAAACAGCATTTTTGCATGAAAAAAAAGGCAACTGTGCTTGAACTGATGATTCAATATCAAACTCTTTGCCTTGTTTCTCATTAAACTCCTTAGTTTCCTGTATAAGCAGGTCGATTACTTTCCAAACATCTTTGTCTGAATTAAAAGTCCAAGTAGGTCTTTTACCATCAACTAATACAGGTAACTGAGCTTTATAAGGGTATTTCTCGTACTGACAGCCTCCACATGGCTCAGCAATTATATTAAGAGTTAATTGGAGGCTTTTTCTTCCCCCAGATTCAAGTATTCCTCCTGCATTAGTTGGAATATCTCTGTCTTTTCAGCAAAGGATAAAGATAATATAAATTTATCGTTAGATCCTTTAACACCCATCCTTATAAACTTAGTCATAGTAGAGTGTAATGCCTTTATCTTAACTCCATCCTCTGAAGTGTCTGTATCTACATTGTCTAATAATTCATCTCGTTCATCAACAGATAAGTCTTTTATATCAACTTCTCTGCCTGATTGCAGTTTTACTTTCATAATCTCCTCGTATCTTTACTTATTAATCACTCAAATCAATTATAAGAACATCATCAGAACCATCATCAACAGCTTTAATTGAAACATCAAGCATCATTACATCACCTTCGGAATATGCTACATTTGTTAATACTCCATTAGCTGTGTCTACACCAAACTTACCATTGTTCACAACAATAAATGTAGTTTCTGCATTTGCAGCAGTCTGCGTGTCAAATGAATTTACTAATCCTTTAGTGTTTCCATCATACTTAACTTGACAATCGTGAGTTACAGAACATTCAGCTCCTCTACTAACTATGTCATAACCTGTAGATGTAATCCCTGAAAATACAGCAGGATAATCAATTGTAGTTGTAAAACTATTCAATACTGCATCTGCGTTATAAACCTCAACACCACTTGCCGAAGCTAAAGTTGTTGTTGTGGTATTTGCATATACTGTACTTCCTGCTGCAGCAGTAGAAGCTAAATCAGGAGTTTTGCCTGATTGAAGTGTACAAGAAAACTTGTATCTTCCACCCTCTGTTCCTGCATCTGCTGAAATTGCAAAATTAGTCACAACCATTCCAGGAAATTCTAGTCCTGTTTGATTAGTAACATCTGAAGGCTGAAGGACTATAGTTAATGATGAAGCATTGTTTGTTACTGCTGCACCATATTTTTGTGCTACTATTTTATGTGCACTACCAATAGTTTGGTTTGTATCATCTGCTTGTGCAGCTCCACAAATATTAGCTATAAGCAATCTATGCCCTACATCATCATGTAATGTACCTGATAAACCTAATTCAACTACTCTCATTTTATTATCTTGAAAAAAATCTTCATCCTTAAGAGTATGCCCCACACCACTTCTAACATCTAATGATTGATTTACATTTAGTGATGGAAAAGATATTGAATCGACATCTAATTGAAGCATATTTGATGCGTGTATGCCTGATGCTCCTGCGTTAGTTGCATCAGATATAACAAAGCATTTAAACTCTTTGGGAGAAAACGAATGTGCTACTGTTGCCATTATTTACTCTCCTTACTTTTACTTTTATTTTTTGATGCTGATTCTAAAACATCTACATCATTTTCTATTAATTTTGGAACAGAATTGACTTCTATTGATTTGCCACCATTTAGGTCTGCCCAATCTTGTGCAGAGCACTTACAGCTTTTCCAATTATTCGGCAATACTACTCCCTTTTTTAGTTTTATTTTCATAAGCCCTCCTAGCCTATATTACCTAAGTGTTGGCATTTCCATGCCCATTCTGTTACATAAATCCCTGATTCATCATCAGTATTTAAATCTGTATTTTCAAACCTGCAATTAAAAGCATTACTACTATCTGAAAGTGTCATAGCTACATTATCATGTATAAGTGCTTCTATTCTTGAAATTTGTCTAAGTATATGGTCTAATGCTCTTTCATTTACATTAGCCTCTGCAAAAACATACCTTATAGTTACAGAAAATTCTCTTGTTTCAGAGGTTGCATTATAATCAGTTAATACTGACCCTGTAGGTATAAGCTGTAAACCTTGATTTACACCTTTAGGTATATCTTTACCCTTATAAACAGGTAGAGCCCCTTTAAATTCTGTTTCCAGAATAGACTCTAACTTGTCTAAAATATTCTTCCAGTTGTTTGTAAAATTTACTGCCATTTAGCTAATTTTCCAAATTCCTATCTTCTTGTCATTCTTACTGAGTTAATAGCAGAATTGTCTACTTCTTCTTCCCAACCTGAGACTTCAATTTCCCATTCATTATTTGCAACTGCTGTAGAAGCATCTGTTTTACCTCCAAATCTTATTTGAAGCCCTCCTGCTAAAGTCTGATAATCGCCTGTTATAACTTCTTCAGTTACAACTTGATTATTTTTCAATCCATCTGAATCTTTTACATATACATTATATTTAGCAGTTCCAATAACTCCTGCTGTAGTTGAGCTAATAGTAACCCTTATTAAATCCCAAGTACCTGACCATCTTCCTCTTGTATCTACAGGTCTTATGCTTCCTGATGTATAAGTAATATCTCTTACAACACCTTTAGATGAGTCGCCTGTTGTTTGCCATGATAAAGCTGCTCCTCCTTTATTTAAAGCATCTATATTACCCTCTGCATCTTCCATAAGTGCATTTGCTATTTCAGATGTTGGGTCATGGCTTCTAATAAGAAATGTAGCTGCTATAAGTGCAGTTGTTCTTATTATTATATAATCAAAATTACCTGATTTATCTCTTAATTGTTCTTTGGGTAGATTAGGGTCTAATTTAGCATCTAAATATCTACTAGCATTAGATGTGATTCTAGTAATTAAAGTAGAAAAATCTTCTCCTGCCTCAACCAAATAATCATTTGGGTTAGCTCCACTTACTATTAAAACACAAGTATCTAAATTTGTATCATAAAAAAAACTTAAAGCATCTATACCTTGAGAAGTAGAATCTCCTATTTCTGTACTTGCATCTACGATTAAATAAACACTTGAATCAACAGGATGTTTTTGAGCAGAAGTTCCAAACATACCTCTTTTGGATGCCAAGGATGTTAAAGTAATAGTAGTTCCATCATCTACTGAACCTACCATTAAATATTCATTATTAATTTTTAGAATATCACTTGCACCTATCCCTGATGTGCTATCTAAAACAAGAGTTGAAGCAGATGGGCTTAACTCTGTAGCAACCTGAGTGGTTTCTGTAGTATTAAATGAAATTTTATCAACTTGCGAACCATCCCAAAATAATTGTGTAACTAAACCTGTATTTGAAGTATAGTAAGTATCTATAGTGCTATCATAAAAATCTTCTACTCCCACTTCCCATCCATATAAAGGTCTTTTATTATCAAATGAATCTACTTGAGGAAATACATCCTTTAATTGTCTATGTGTACAATATGTTGGTGCTGTCGCCATTTATTCTCCTACCATTTCTTGCAAGACCAATACCTTGCTGTTGTTTTATCTGTTGCTGTAGAACACTTATGTCTAGCTCTAAAAGACTTTCTCCTTGCAGGACTAGATTTTTTAATCCTCATATTAGGATCACCAAACATAACCTTCTTAACCTTGCTACCACTTTTAACAAATACTTTAAATTTTTTGCGACCATACCCTGGCTGACCTTTTGTAATTCTTGAAGGTTTATTTAATCGAACCGATTTTCCTTGATATTTAGCCATTTCACTTTTTCCTTTTTCTTCTAACTACTTTTTTCTTCATTTTTTTAGAAGGTCTACCCCTCTTTTTTCCGTATGTTCCTTTTCCGTATGGCATATTTTCCCCTTAGTTTAATGCTATCACTTTAACTGTAGCATTTAATTTTTGATTTGTGCTTCTTGCTCCAATAGCAGTCAAATGATTATGACCATTAGCAGTAGACACATTAGTTCCACCACTATGTGCAGATAAATAAGTTGCAGATATTACAAACTCAGCATTAGACATTGCAGTAAAATCTACAGCTCCAGTTTCATAATTTATAGTACCTGATCCTGCTCCAACTAAATTACCATTACCATCATCATACATAAATGCTCCAACATTTGGATTTTCTTCATAAGTTACTCTGTTGAATAGTGTATCTTCAGGTAGTCTAGCAGCTACAGCAGACTCTACTTTAGCAGGAAATCTTGCTATTTGGTTTGTACCATCAAAAAGTTCATCAGTATTAGCAGTTCCACTTGTACCTGCAGTTAAAGCTATTGCAGATGTAGCTAAAAAAGAACCTGACGTAAATCTTACATCTCCATTTACAATACCTACAGTTACTCTTTTTTCAAAAAGATTACCTTCTGTGTAATACTGAGTATCCAATATGTCTTGAATCTTGCTTAAAACACCATTTTTGCCCCCAAAATTAACATTTGATGAGTCTGTTGTAAATGCAACTTCATAAGCAGAACCTCCATCTACTGCTATCTTAAAATAATAAGTTGTAGAAGCAGACAATCCTGTATTTGTATTAGCAGTAATTCCTGATAATCCAATTTCTTGATAACCAGAATTATAAAACTTAAATGTCACAGAACCAGGAACAATTCCATCAGATATTGTATCAGAAGTTCTTCCATAACCAAAAAAGTTCATAGCTTTAAATTTTCCATCTTTATTTGTTTGTGCAACAGTATATCTATCAAAATTATTATAGGCATTAAAAAATGGAAATCTTACAGCAACATCGTCTGCATGAGTAGCAGCAGTAGAGCCATGAGTTCCTCTTATAATGGTTAATGTACTATTAGCTAAATCAGCACCTGTACCAACTGCAGTTACCTCACATATTTCATCTTCTAATCGAATTAAATCACCTCTTTTAAAATATTTTGAATGACCATTTTCTAAATTTAAAGTAGTATGAGTAGCATCAGAGCCCATTGTTGCTGATGTTGCATGGTCTACATCAGCTCCACTATCTACATATTCATTAGAATCAGGTGCAACATTAGAAATAGAAGTTGCATTAGCAGCAGAAGCATCAGCATTATAACCTACTAATCTTCCATGTGGCAAATACATAAACTCTCCTGCAGGCAAAAGCATCGTAGCATATCTTGTGACCGTAGCTCCTCCACCTGTATCTACAGAATTAGCATCGTCAGTATTAGAATTATTTTTCCATTCTTGATATGTAAATTGTAGTTCTGCACCAACGTTTCCTTGATTATAAACACATACAGCTTTAATATTGCTAACTGTATTTGCTCCTTTTGTTGTAGATACTGTTAAAATATTTATAAATCCATCTGTGTTATCTATTTCTTGAGCATTTTCATATATATTATTATATGCTTTTGATTTTGAAAATGAATTTCCATTTATACTTAAATTTATATTTGCCTGTGCCATCCTTACTCCCTTTTTACCTTAAATGATATTTGACTGTTGCATTAATTGAATAATCTGAATTTACTGAATCAGATCTAAATGTAAATAGTACAACTTTACCTGCGTTTACATTAGCTGATTGAATTGTCATTTGCTGATAATATGCCTGTTCATATCCTGCGTTTGTTACATCTGCACCATCTGCTAAAACTGTTCCGTTTGATAAATCTCCACCTGTTGAGCCATTGCCTGTGTCTATATCGTAACTCATTAAATGTGCTCTAGTTGTATCTCCTGTAGCTGTATCAGCTGCACTAAGCCATACTACTCTATCTATAGTTATATTATCAGGAACAAACCAATAACAGCCAATTACTTCATGAGCTGTTGTTGCTACAGTTAAACTTGTATCAGGATTTGTGCCTGTTCCTATAGCTAAAGGTGTAGTATTAGATATTGTTAAAGTTGATGCAATAGAATAATGTGTATTTGCAGACATAGAAGAATAAGTTGAAGTCATTCCAAATGTAGCATACTGCGTATTTAAAGTATGCTGTCCTATTCCTGCTTTTACTAAATCATTAGTAGAATCAACTGTAAATAAAGCATTTCCATCAGCATCATAAATAACAGTATTAGTAGTAGAATCTGATGCAGGTTGAACTTTAGCATTTTGATTAGATAAATATAAAGAAGTCGTATCTCCATCACCACAAGTAATTTGTTTTATAGACGTGTTTATTCCTGTGTTTGAATTAGATGTATGTAAAATATCTTTATATACATTTTTAATACTACTTCCTGTAAAACTAGCCATTATTTATCCTTTTTTTTATCTTTTTGAGCTTTTTCTTGCTCAGATACTAAAAATTCGATTGCTCCCATGCACTTAATATAAGCATTTTTAAACTTTTCTGCATTTTCTTGCAATTCTTTTAATTTTTCCTCGTAATTCATTTTATTTCTCCTCGTTTATTAATTTAATTTTTAATTAAACATATTCTCCACATATGGTTATAGCAAAATAATATGATGTGCTTGTTGGGTCTAAAGATATTGCCATTACCTGTCCTGCTGCAAAAGTATTAGTTTCTCCACTAAAATCAAAAGTATATACAATTGCTGTGTTTGTTGCATCATAACCAGAACCATTAATATCAACTGTTACATTTGCTGAATATACAGAGCCACCTTTATATAATTGTATATCTGTATTTCCTGGTTGTGATTGTCCTGAATTTTGTCTATTGTGGTTTACATATATAGTATTTATTTTCATATCATAAGGAACAACAAAATTTGCATTATCAGTTGCATAATCTATTGGATATGTAGTTTGGTCATACTCACCTTGTGCTAATGGTAGCCATTTCTTTATACTTGTAGCATAATAACAACCAACATTAAGAAAAAACTTACTTGCTGTATCTAATCTGTTTACTGTTCCACTATCATTTTTATAAAACAATTCATCACTATTAACATACAAAGAGCCAAACCCAGAACCAGGTGTATCAGCAACTCCTCCAATATCTTTTAATTGAATTGGACAACCTGTAAATACTATGCTTGACTGGGCAGCAGATGTTGTAGCATCTTCTTTAAGAGCAAATAAATCCACATTACCCACTTTAAAATTTAATAAATCAGCACTTTGTTCTTCTATATATGTGTTAAAACCACCATCAAAAAATAATTTTTTAGTTGCAACCAATAAAAAATCAGATGTAGTAGCTGTATTTCTACTTGCATCTAAAATTATATCTCTTTCAGAATCTACAGCAAAATCTCTTTCAGTTTCTAATAGTATATCGCCATCAACATCCAATGTTAAATGTGCTGCAGTAGCATCATCGTCTACAGTTGATATTGTAGTAGCTCCATGAGTAGTAACATCTATTTTAAAATAATCACCTTCATCAGACCTATCAAATATGCTTAAACTAGTATTATATAAATCTAATTGCATTGCTGTGCTATCAGGAGTAAGCCAGCTAGTGCCTCTTTGCCACTTTATTAAATCTCCATCATCTGCACCACCTACAAAGAAAAAACTTGACTCTGACTGTTGTACCATGTGTGCAGCAGACCCATAAGACCTTAATATTGACAATCCTCCTGTTGCAACATTTACCCAAAGACCTGTATCAGGAGAAGTAGGATCAGGATTTTGAAATATAAAATTAGGTACTTCTTGACTACCACTTCTATTCCCCTTTATTTTAGTAACATTTAATATCTCAGTTGTTTCTTGTAATGTTATAAAGTTGTTTGCAGAAGATTTTATTTCACCATTTTTAAACTCAAGCCCTGTATCTATTCCCCCTATTCTAAAAGGTTTAAAATCATTATCAATATTAGAGTCATTACCTAAAGAAATTGGGTTTTTCTTTTTAGGCTCAAAATCTTTAGGCTGACTCTTATTTATACTTCTTTTTGGCACTATTTACCTTTAATTTTATCCACTATAGGTTTTAATACCATATCCCAAACTAGATCATCTTTTTTAGATGGACTAAGTTTTATTCCTTTTTCAAGCACATATAGTGCAAGTAAACAATACTCCCAATTACTTGTTAATAATTCTAACATATTATTTCTCCTTTAATTTACATTTACATTGTTTGCATACATGAAATTTTTTTTTTGGATGTGAGTCTACCTTTAACTTAGCAATATCTACTTCATTTTTTTCAATAGTTTTTCCCTGTTTTGCTATAGTCTTTTGCATCTGTTTTACTTGTATGTCTAATTCATTATCATCCTCAACATACTTACGAAGCTTTTTAATCTCCCTTTTCTCCATTACCTTTTTAAGTATAATATCGATTGCTTTTTTAGCTAGCATTGCTTGTAACATTTAATCCTCCAAATCATCGTACATTATTAGTAGCCCTGAAACGAACACTATTGTAAAACCTAATATAAAATATCCAAGTGCTGTCATTATTCTTTCTCGCAATCATCCCATCTCTTTAAATCAAGCATTGGTAAAGGCTTTTCAATAAGATGATCTTTTAGCTTATCATTTTGAATTGCGACTTTATTTCCACCTTTAACAAAAGGTTTTCCGTCTACGCAACCCACTTCATATATAAATAAAACTGTTTTCCACAAACCTACCCTAACGACCCTAGCAGGTCTGCCATCAAAATGTATTACATCGTCAGTATTTAAATCATCTCCTGCAAAAACTTTTATAGCCTCTATAAGAGATTCTATAGTATTACGACCTATAAGGAAAAAGAATCCTACTACAGCCATCCAGCCGTATTGACCAATCAGTCCTTCTATTGTTTCTTTTTCCATTATTCTCCGTCATAATATAATAAATATTTACTTATTACCGTCTATCAATTCTCCCCATAAAGATGTTCTTCCATTAATAATTTGTATAATATGGACTGTAAAAAGACCATTTTTATAAAAATCAACTATAGCAAATGCGTGAGCCCAGTTAATTCTTCTATTACCAAGCCATGAATTTGCCTCATCTGACATATCTTTGAGGCATCCAATCGACCAAGCTGATTTAGCACCATCCATGTGAGTTGCAGACATCTGTTGTAAATCATGCCAATGTCCATACATTATATTGCATCCTAATTTCCTTAAATGATTAGATGTATGATATTGACCTCCATATTGATGCCCATGATAAAAGTAAAGTTTGCCTATTTTTAAGTGTTTTCCAAAAGGATAATATGTATATCCTCTACCCTTTAAATCTACTGCTGTAGCAAATTTATATTTAGATATATAAGGATATTTTTCAACTGCCATATTAAGCCAGTTGTCATGATTACCTTCGGTTATATATTTTTTATCGCAACCTGCTTTATCAAGGGATTCATCAACAATGTCCATACATTTATTAACATCATCAACATCTGCATCCATATCAGGAATCATAAATTCTAAGGGGGGTGCTTTCTTTCTTTTGTATTTCCATGCTGAAAATGCACTCCACTCACCTATATCACCAAGATCTACATATATATCAGGCTTAACTATTTCAATAGTTTTACATAATACATTTATACTTGGTTTGTCATGTAAAGGAAAGTGTTTATCAGGAGTGACAATAGCTCTATTGACAACTCCTTTATCCTTTAAAGCCATATATTTACCTTGTTTATTGTAAAATAATTTAGTATAGAAAAATATTAATTCCTAATTTCCTACCTAATTTCTCTAAGAAGCTTTAACCAAACATTAATAAAGATTCCCAGTAAAATTCCTATTCTAAGCCAAATAGGTATTAATACTATATAAGATAGCCCTATACCCCCTAATCCTTGAGCTATAGTGCCTGCTTTTGATTCAATCGCTGTTTTTAGTGTGTCCATTTATACCCCTTAATGTTTCGCTAAGTTCTTTAGCTCTGTTTGGTGTTTGTTTTGCCCATAAGGAGTCGAGCATTTCTACTGAAGCTTCCTCGTATTGCTCTGTTTCTAATAGGTATATTGTTTTTTTAAATTTACTAAATCCTCGTATTCCAAGTTGATAACACATATTAGTGACAACAAATTTAACTTCTTCAGGGGCACTTTTAAACCATTTAAAAGCTACTAAAATTCTTTCTAACAATTTTTGTATTTTTTTCATAAGAATAAGCTCTGCCACATCTTCATCTAATTCTAAATCTTTTATAGCAAACCCATATCCTATCGTATCATATCCTTCTGTACATTGATATACTTTAGATCTAAAGCCTTCATGTTTTTTAATACCATTAAGCAGATTCATTTGTTTTTTTCCTAAAAATTTTATTATACTTTTCTTGATATTCTTTGTCGTAAATAAAAATGTTGGATTTATTTTTTCCATTTTTTTTATTATAATTATTAATATCTTTTTCTAATTCAGAATACATTATATCTTCCTTTATATTAAAATAGGAGGGCAAAGCTGCCCTCCTATTTATTTATATCAAATTAACTATTAATCTAAGCTATCAGTTAATGCGATGATTCTTCTATCACCTGCAGAATCAGCAGTTCTTGCAACAGCACCATATATAGCATCTACAGAAACTAAGTCTGACATATATGTGTGTTGATAAGATTGCTTAACTGAAGATTTTTGGATTCCCCAATACAAAGCAGAGTTATGTATTGCAAAACCTCTAAGTAAATCATCATCATCAGTATCAGCACCACTTGAACCTGTATCAAAACCTGTCCAAGCTTTAGTAATACCTGCTTCTGCATTTGCAGCAACAGCACCATCATCTAAGAAAACACTATTAGATGCAATTACAGGCATACCAAGTAAAGATCCTGCAACACCTGTGCTAGCAAACCCTGCACCTAATGGAGTACCCTGTGTACCTAAAGTATAAGAGTTTCCAAAATTGCTAGTATTTGCAAGAGCACCATAGCAAGTTTTACCTAGAACCAATGTCCATCCTTCTGTGCTTCCTGTTTCACCTATAATTAAAGGCAATAGTTCTGCTAAGTCAGCAGGAACAAAGGTAGCTGCTACTTCAACATTCATTGTTGCATTTCCATTTACACCATCGCCACTTCCAAGAACACCTGATAAGGCATTTGCAACTGTAGACATTAAATAATTATCTACTGTCTTTGAAATTGCATAACCCATTTGACCTGCATATAAATTAAACAAATCATAAGTTGCTTGTGCTTGAACAGCATCAGGTATAAATACAGGAGCAACATAATGCTCATCGAATTTAAGCTGTGTTGTTGTTGCAGTATCACTACCTGAAACATCCATTGCGATTGTTTCTGCAGCTTGACTTACTGCTTTTACGATTGGAACACCAACATGAGGTAAATTAATTACATCACCACCATTTTGTGCCAATCCTGACAAATCTGTACCAAGTTTTGTCATTACTGTGTTTTTTTGAAAAGAATCTAATATTGCTTGCCCCCAAACTTCTGGAACAAACTGATCACCTATTGTATCATTATCAGCACCATGTGCTGCTTTTCCTTGTAGACCACCAATAAGTATATTAGACCCTAAAGGATCAGTTAAAGCCATTTATTTCTCCTAATTTAACTCTGTTTTGATGTCTTATAGACCCTCATTTTTCAGAGTTTTAAAGTTTATTATTAAATTGATTTACAATACTATTCCAATTTTCTTTTCTCTCTTCATCTGTCATCTGAGAATAAGGCTTGCTAGGCAAATCTTTTCTTGCATTACCTAAAACCTCTGGAGCATTTGGTTTAATATTGTTAATTTTACTTGTGACATATTCAAGAGTTTCTAAATCTAACTTAGATAAAGATTCTCTCTCATCTTCAGGATGGTTTTCTAGTAAAGAATTTCTTTTAACTTCCTCATACTTAGCCCACTTTTCAGCATTAGCAGATAAACCTTCAACTTCAGAAGAAGCCTTTTCATACAAGGTTTTAAATTCTTCTTTTTCTTTAAGTTTATCTTCTTCTGCTCTAGCAAGACTTTTTTCTAATTTAGCTAAACGATTTTCAGCATCCTGAGCTCTTTTTCTATACTTTTTGCTTTCTGCAATATACTGCTCATTAGAGCTATCTTGAGTAGTTTCTATAGCAGGTGTTTCACTAACTGTTTCTTCAACTGCTGTTGTTTTGTCTTCGGACATACTGTCCTCCATTGTTAATTATTTTAACTGTATTTTGCTAATTTTTGCATAATACTTATAGATAACTTAAATTAATAATAGGTAATAATGCAAATTATTGGAAAAATCACTTACAGAATATAAAGAAAAATGGTTTGATTTTATGGGGTATAACCCCCATTTCGGTCAATCTAAACTTCATTTTCCAAGAAAAAGTACAGCAAGGTTTTTTGTCATGGTTTGTGGGAGAAGGTTTGGTAAAACAACTGCATCTGCAATGGAAGCCACATATTATGCTTCGCAGCCCAATAAAAGAATATGGCTTGTTGGCTTATCCTATGATAAAGCAGATTTAATGTTTAGAGAAATTTGGCAAAAGATGGTTATTGGGCATCCAAATGACATAGTAAGAGCCTCAGAAAAAGATAGAATTATAAAATTTAAATGGGGTACTACAGTTGAGGCTAAATCTGCAGATAACCCTGATTCTCTAGTAGGAGAGGGATTAGATCTTCTGATTATTGATGAAGCTGCTAAAGTAAAACGAAAAATATGGGATATGTATTTATCTCCCACACTATCTGACCGTAAGGGTAAGGCAATATTCATAACTACTCCTGAAGGTTTTAATTGGGTGTATGATTTGTATCTCCTCGGCAAAGAAGATGAATTATGGGAATCGCATCAAGCTCCATCTTGGGATAACCATTTTGCCTTCCCTAACGGTAAAAGCGACCAATTTCTACTTGAAAGAAAGAGGAATATGGCTAAAGAGGTTTATGAACAAGAATATGGAGCTAAGTTTACTTCTTTTGCAGGTAGAGTTTATCCCTTTGAAAGAGATTTAGATGTAGGTAAGTTTCCTTACAATCCAAACTTTCCTACTTTTTGCAGTATAGATTTTGGTTATAGAATGCCAGCAGTTGGTTGGTTTCAGTTAAATAGAGTTGGTGGAATTTGGCATATAAATATGATAGATGAAATAATACACAAGACAAATGTTAAAACTGATGTACTTGCTGACTCTATACTATCAAGGAATTATAATGTTAGAAAATATTACGGTGACCCTGCAGGAATGCAAGCTCAAGGACAATCAGGATTAGGAGATATAGAAATCTTTAAAAGAAAAGGTATCCAGGTGCATACAAAAAGAGATAAAATATCAAGAAATATAGCATCAGGTATATCTCATGTAAGAGGATTTGTAGAAAATGCAGCAGGAGAGAGATTTCTTCATATAAATGAAAAATGTACACAAATAATGAAAGATTTAGAGAATTATCGTTATCCAGAGCCAAAAGAAGGTTCAGATTTAAAGCCTGAGCCTGTAAAAGATGGTTATCACGATCATGGATGTGATATGATAAGATATTTCTTTATTAACCAATTTCCAATAAAAAACAGAGAATTTAAAGTGAGGACAAGATGATTTATAATCAAAAAATGGCAGTAGAGGAAATAATAAAACAATCAGTATCTGAGGCTAAGCAATTAAATCAAAAACAACGAAGAAATTGGGTTAGAAAAATGCTCAACTACTATGGAGGCAATGCAACCAATCAGTATATTGAAAGCTACTTTAATTCTTCTGCATTTCAAGAAGTTCCCTGCTATAATGCTAATTTTACTAGAAGATTTGTTAATAAAATGAGTAGAATTTATACAGTTGGAGCAAATCGCAATGTAAACAAACAATATGATCTTTTGACTATAAAAAAAGATGCTAGAATGAAACATGTGGAAAGAATGACTCGTTTAATGGGAACGGTTGCTACACAAATTATATATAAAGAAGTAAATGGCATGCCTTATTTTGACTACAGACCTGTTTATTACTTTAATGTACATTTAAAAGATGCATTTACACCTTCAGCTATTATGTACCCACTATTAATGCAGCCTGATGATGTTTCTTTTGTTGAAAAATGCGAATGGGCTTATTGGGATGAGTCAATTTATGCTCATTATGATGAAGATGGCAATATAATTGAAGAATATGAGCATGGATATGGTGTTTTACCATTTTTATTTACTCACAGAGAAGAACAAATAGATGAATTTTATGTAGATGGGGCTAATGACATCGTAGATTGCAATGAGCATGTAAATATTGCGATGACAGAGATGCAACTTGGCTTAAGATTCCAAATGTTTGGACAACCTTATATGACAGGTGTAGATTCAGACAAAAGAATCGAAAGAGCAGGTTCTGACCAGATAATTGACCTTCCTGAAGGTGCAACATTCGATATTGTATCGCCACAGGGTAATATTGAGTCAGTTATTGAGAATATTAAGTTCCAAGTAGACCTAGTTGCTCAAAATAACCACTTATATGTCCAATTTGCTCAAGATGGTGGTGAAACTCCTTCAGGAATAGCTCTTAAAATCATAGATTTAGAGAGATTTGAAGATTATCAATACGATTTATAGCTTTGGAGGATGTATGATCATGAATTATACTATATTGAGAGAGAAATTGCTGCTTATAACAATATTAAACTGCCTGAAAGCTTAAAATTAGACTTTAATGAGCCTGAATATCCAAAAACTGTTCAAGATCAGATACTTTTAGACGAACATAGACTCAGACATCACATGATGGATGAAGTAGACCTTCTTATGGAGTATAATAAGGATTTATCTAGACCTGAAGCTGAAAAAGTAGTAGAAAAAAACAAAGAAGCTATGGAAGATGAGCATCTACAAGCAATGCAGGAAGGTGATTCAGGACAAGAAAATGGAGATTAAGACTAAAGTAACATTTAGCTTTGCTAAATTAGCAAGTAATTTGCCAAGAATACTTGAAAAAACAGCTTCCAGATATGCAAGAAGCTCCGTAAAAGGTGCTAGAAAAAATATAGATAAAGGTGTAATGCCTCCGTTAAAAAAATCTACTTTAATTATAAGACATAACAGCGGTATTACAGGTACTAAACCATTATACGAAACA